GAATTNTCNGATAATACTACAACGTCNGCNGTNCCAAATCCATCATTNACCCATTCTGAAAAGTCTACCTTTTGTTCAAATAAAGGTTCGTCATTAATACCAATTTGTGATCTTACATAGACAACATAATTATCTGTATAAGACTCCATTTCCTCATTATAGTATTGAGTGAGTTTAATAACTTCTAATTCACGCTTATATTCTTCACTGTCAATTTGACCATAATGTAGTCTAAGTTTAATTTCTGAAAGTGTGTGGGCGATTGTGCCCTCAGCGGAAAAATCAAATGCTTTTGGATTTTTTGGGGTATCAGGTAAAGTACTTTCCAAGCGAGCACTTGGGGTACAGGTTAGCCATCGTTTTGATCCAGAGGCTGATAGGAATGCATGAGCTGCCATAATAGTCTTTCAAGTCGTTAAAATGTTACCTATACTAATGCAAATTTTGCTTACTTTTTTTGATGTTTTTTCAAATATTTTATGGCGGATTTTAAAAGTTTTAAATTGTCTTGAAAATATCCAATTCCTGGATTACATTTAGTACATAATATTCCTCTTACTTTATTTGTCGTATGGCAATGATCTACGTGAGCTGATTTTATTGAATTTAAATCAATATTACAAATAGCACATTTATTATTTTGATTTTCAATCATTTCCATTTTTTGAGCAAGAGTAATTCCATAAGCTTTTACAAGCTTTTGATTTTTTCTTTTGTTTTTATTTTTTATGTGTTGATTTTTACTATATTCTTTTGTACATGATTTACAATATGGTCTATATCGTATATCAGCATAATCATATCTTTTAGAATATTCAGACAATGGCTTTTGAACGCCACATTTAGTGCAGGTTTTCATTTGATACTCCTATTAGTAGTTGGTGGACTAGCCAGTGAATAGGCACTGGCAGGGAGCGACCCTCTTCGTCCGGTGATTTATTTTGAATCTTTTAGTGCTTGTATTAAGTTTGCTACCTCTTTAGAAAAATCTACCACAACTTCAGCCTTCAGGTCTATCTTTTGTTCTCTATCATTTTTGTAGTCATCGGGAAACATTCCGCGTAAAGCTATTTCTGCAATTCTAGAATTAAATGCTTTGTTTTCTATGTTCGCAAGTAGCTGAGTTTCCCAATATGATTGAGAATACGTAGAAGCTAAATCCATAGCTTCAGCAAAATTTGGATCTTCTTTTTTAAGTTTAAGTCCAGTCGTTTTGCTAATACCAATTGCAGCATACATACTTTTTTGGGATGCGCCTTGTTTGCCTAGATCAAGTATGATCTTGGCGTGCTCTTCAGTAAACTTAAATTTTTTATTTGTGGGTTGTGCCATTATGTTATTTCTTTAAACCTTTTAATGTTTCTGCAAGTCTTGCGCGTTTACCTGTCACACCAGGTTTTTTTGCTGCAGCTGCAAGTTTGCCAGCGGGAATCTTTTCACCTTTTTTAACACCAAGAGATTGTTTTAATGCACCTGGTTTTTTAATTGCTTTCTGAATCCACTTTTCTGCCATCTTGTATTCTCCTAATGACTTTTTCTTTTTGTTTATTGGTGTAGTTATACCATTCTACTATTTCGGATACATGTCGTTTACACCCACGACAATACTCGTTGTCTAACCGACAAACACCGATGCAAGGGCTATTAGTAGGCATAGGTTTCCCTATTCCTACTAATGCACAAACTAGTCTTTTTTCGCCCCATCATCGGTCTTAACTGACATGCGTTCGATCTCAGCCTTGCGGGCTCTCATCTCAGCCATGGCCTCATTAATAACGACTCGGGTCACTGCTGCAGCAAGTTCTTGGCGCTTTTTCTCAATAGCATCTGAGTTTGAAAATCCGCCCCTATCCATCATCTTATTTAAAAGATCGGATGCCATTATGCGTCTGCCGTAGCATCAGGTGCTGGTTGTGTATCAGCAGGTTCACATGCAGCTTGTAATGCAGCTACTTGTGGGCCACCTTGAGTTTGAATCTCATTAATTAAATTTGCAGAAGCCACAAATGGTGCATTACCTAATACATTAAGCAATCCGTTCACTTGATCCACTGTTAAAGTTAATGTTATTTTTTCTTTGCTAATATCGGTCATACTTTTCTCCTTTTATCTAGTTCTCGTTGAATGTACCATATCGCCTTTTCTAAGTCTTCTATGGCATCGTGTTTTAAATCTGCACGCCAGATGTACTTCACGGCATTCCCAAGACAGAAGTTCATATGTTCTGTAATTTGAATGCACTCTATATTTTCACCACAAATACATTTAGCTGGGTTACTCGTATAATGCTTTGGATGATTAACTGGATCATTTTGATCCTCAACCATTCCAAGCCAATTTTTTTCGCTTATAGCCATTATAAATTTAGCTCCTTTTTAATAATCTCTAATCCCTTACCAAAATGATATCTCCAGTATTTTTCTGTCACGGATATATCATTGTAAGTTAACCCATCAAGGTAAGCCTCAAAAATAAATTGTTGTTTTGGGTCAAGCTTAGCGTCAATGATTTTTCTAATGTCTATTAAGTCTTCCTCGGTCCAGGGTAACCAACCATCAATCAGTGTGGCTGAGAAGTTACCTTCCTTAGAGTCATCGCGCTCCATGGGATCAGGGTCCTCGTCGGATAGTCTGGGCATCATAGCGTTAACTTTATGTTTTAGTTTGTTATTTTCCATACGTACTATACTAATGCAAAATCTAGGGCATTTAAGACAGCATTTTGGATATTTATTTTACCGTCCAAAACTTGTATCACTTGGTTATCAATACTGCGACTTAAGACTAAATGATGGATAATCACAGGCTTAGTTTGACCTTGGCGATGTACCCTGGCATTCGCTTGAATATAGTTTTCACTTGACCATGGTAAATCATACCAAACCATTTGTGCCGTATCGGCTACGTTACATTGTAAGTTAATACCAATGCCTCCCGATTGTGGATGCGCTAACAACATCTTAATCTTGCCTTGTCGCCAATCTTCTATCGTTTGTGGATTGCTATCTAATAATCTTGCATGGGAAAATTTTGCCTGTAATCCTGCAAGTGATGATTTATAATGGTAAAAGACTAATGTAGGTATGTTTTCATCTACAAGATCTTCCAAATAATCTAACTTAGCATCATGTTGTTTTAGCCATGTGCCGTCTTCTTTATAAAGTGACCCTGAGGTAAACTGTAATAGCTTGTTTGTTAGAGCCGCGGCGGTGACTGCCGTAATGGTTTCTGCTTCAACTTCTAGCACCATGTCTTTACGTAATCGATCATAAGCACTTCTTGTAGCTTGACCAATCTCGACCGTATGATATACCTTCGTAACCTCAGGCAGCGTAAGATAATCCTCCGCCTTGAGTGAGAAGCATATGTCTTTGATCTTGTCATTAATTACCTCATCCGCCTTGGGTATGATGCCCCACTTATAGATCACGCCCGTGTGCCTGTTACGTTCGATCGGCATCATGTACTTGTCACGGAACTTAGTGAGTGATGTCTCTAGTCGTTGTCCCAGATCAAGTATGCCAACCTGGCTCCATAGGTCTTGGTAACCTTGTGGTGTGGGTGTACCTGTTAGAATGATACGGCGTTTGAATGTTTTAAGAAAAGGTTTAATCGCTTTGAATCTTTTTGTTGATGAGTCCTTGAAACGTGATGACTCATCGATGACAAGATTATCAAACTTTGTCATGGGTATTTTTAACTCAGTTAACCACACTACATTTTCTAAATTGATGATGTATATATCGGCATCTTTTTGTACTGCCTCAACACGTTCTTTTGGATTGCCTAATATCTTAGAGACGCGGAGGTGTTTGGTATGTTCCCATTTTGTTACTTCTTCTGACCATACTGATTCAGCAACTTTTTTAGGTGCTATGATGAGTGTGCGGCCTTTACATTGCTCTGCAATAATTGTGAGCGTTGTTGCGGTTTTACCAAGTCCCGGATTTAATAGTAATCCAATACATGGAATGGATGATGCTTTATCTACAATATCTTTTTGATACTGATGTAAGTTATTTCTGTTCAGCATGTAAGTGTTCCCATATCCAATCTGCTATTTTATACATTTCTTCCATTGATGCATTATCTTTAATACGATTGGCTCTATATGATAAGAATGCCACATTACCTTTAACGTATCCTTTGTGTGGTAGTATGCGATCGAGTGTGGGTGCGTTTTCTTTCGTATTACCTTTACCTAAACCTGATTGTCCCCATTCAAATGGAATTTTAAATATTGGACATTCATTAGTTGCAATAGATTCCAAGTATTCCACGGTTAAATTAAACGGAAGATTATTTTTACGAGCGCGTGATTTTGCATTGTAATAAAATCTTTGTCTAATCTGTTTTTGCTTGGGTGATAAATCTGATAAACGCATCGACCTCTTCCTCACTAAATATCACTGTTACGATGAACCCTTGTTTTTCCAGTAGTCGGAATACGACTAATTGTCTTGGAGATA